ATCAAATTCTATTTCTATTTTCATATTATAAAGGATTCTTTTACAGTTGAACGGAACATTAATGCAAATATACACAATTTATCCATAAGTACTATTATTATTAAAGTTTTTATTATAACCATGTTACACCTTTTAAATCATATACTGCATTCTTAAGCCATTTTTCTTCTTGAGAGTCTTTTATGTATAGTACATATACTTTACCAGTTTTTCCTTCTTCATATCTAATAAGTCTACCAACCCTCTGTATCATAGACAATGCTTTAGACGTTAATCCGCATATTACTCCTAGATTAGCATTAGGTATGTCAAATCCTTGATTTAAAGCTTTAGTAGAACACAATACATTCACTTCACCTTCTTTAAAACGTCTTAGAGCCTCTTTCCTCTTCTTAGAACTAATCTTGCTGTGGTACACTTCAGCTAAGGGTGAAACACTCTCAGCTAGCATATCTGTAAATTCATTTAAGCCTCCAAAGGTTATAATTTTCTTATCTAAGTTAGAATATACTATCTCTTTAAACTTATCTATTTTGTTATGAGCTCTATCTACAATACTCTTACGTTCTCTTATAGTTTTATAAAATCCAGCAGCATGAGCTTTAAGTTCATAACTAACACTTGAACTAGATAAAGCTGTTTTAGCAAATTGAAAAGCGTCAGGATCTAAAGCCATTTTATGTTCTACAAATTTATTATTAACTTTTTTATACTCTATTCTTTCTTTTTCTGTTAGTTTTAAAGGTACACAATATATCTTATAAGGCGCTACTAGTTTCATAGCTACACAATCATCTAATGTTAATGTGTAAATTGTAGGAGCTAGTGAGTGTAAATGTAGTTTGTACATTGGTTCTTCAGGTAGTGTAGCAGTTAAGCATAGTATTTTATCATAACTGTTATTATTAAAGAACTGCCTGTATTTATTAGATAATCCTAAATGTATTTCATCACACACTACTATATCATAGTGTTTATTTTTTAACTTATATGCTGATTGATAACATACTACATCGACTCTATCCAAACAATCTTGGCAATCCCACTTTTTGAATTCTTCTTTGAATTGATCTTTAAGCTGTGTTGTTGGGACCAATACAAGAGCTCTAGAACCACCAAGGGTATTAAGCACGTGATTAATAGCCATAACGCCGCATCTGGATTTACCAAAGCCTGTGCCTGCAATAATGCTACCACAGTAATCGTTATTATGCCAATTGTTAAGTGCAATTCTCTGTTCTTTATCTTTAGTTTCATATAATTTCATTTTTATTTATTTTTTAATTGCTTAAATATTGTTAGATACCTAGCTATAGTTCTTGATACAGTAATATAATCACATCCTATAATCTCAGCTATATCTTTCATAGGTGTATCTAAATTAGACATCCAATAAGCAAGTATTCTAGACCTTCTTTCTGACAGTACAGAATATATACCGTTATCTAATAACACTATCCTTTCTGTTTCTTTCATATTTTCTACCATTAATTCTGTAGAGTCTTTTTCAGTTTCACCACTGTATTTCCACAGCTGGTCTACAGTCTTAACAATAGGACCATTATCCTTTTGCCATTGCTGTTCTTCTTCCATTTGTACAGCTACATGATGTCTAGGTCTCATATTTATTTTTTTAGGTCCCTAAGTTTACTTTCTGCAACTTCTACTAAAACTTCTACTGCCCATATCTCTGCAAATCGTACTAACTGCTCTTCAGTGTACTCTTGCTTTCCTCCCGGATCAAATATTGGGTCCAACTCACTGATAATATCAGAGTGTAAGTATTCTTTTGCTGTCATTTCTTTAACGCCCTTATTAGTGAGAGGGACTTTACTCTTTGTTTAGTTATTAGTTTACTCCAGGGTGAACAAGAGTATTAACCTAAATGGCAAAAGCGCCTTTATGTCCACCCCTTCGTAATACTTATTTTTCCCAGCAATCGCTTACTGTTACTTCAGCCTTTAATAGACCATTTGTTACTACTTCGTTAGCAGCTTCTTCCATTAATGATTTAATAGCTTTCTCCCAATGTGGGATATACTCATCTTTACATATAGTGTCGATCTGATCATGCACTGTCATTACTATCTTAACAGGCGCATCATCATGTGTACCAATGTAATCACGTATAAGTATTAAGGCTTTCTTAGTCATGTCAGCACTAGCTCCTTGAATAGGTGTGTTCTTGCTAGCTCGTTCAATAGACGATAACTCTTGACTATTTTCTCTTGAGTTATACATCTTAGGGAACCAGTTAACAAACCATCTTCTTCTATTATAAGGAGGAAAAGTCTTAATATACCCAAATTGTTTACCAAAATTAGCTAGCTTATCTAAGAATCCTTTGATAGATGGAAATGCTGTGAAGTAATCTTCAATCAATTGTTCAGCAGCTTTCTTATCTATTTGTAAAGTTTCTGATAGTTTATTAGCACCCATACCATAAGCCAAACCAAAGTTAATAGTCTTAACATTAGTTCTAAGCTTTTTATGTGCCTTACATTTACATTTAGACTTGTCTTTCATATAAGAGCAATCAGCCTCTGCTACGTCAGTCCATTTCTCTTTATAAACTAACTCAGCACATGTACTATGTAAATCCTGTCCTTGAATCAATGCTTCAATCCAAACAGGATCTTTAGAACCATAAGCTATTACATTTAACTCTTGACTAGAATAATCTGCACTTACAAAACTCCAACCATCAGGTGCAATAAAACAATTACGAAATGCGTTATCTGCTGGTATTTGTTGCATATTAGGGCGTGAGCTACTAACCCTGCCTGTATCTAATATTTGATTAAAGCTTGTATGTATCTTACCATCAGACTTTAAATTAGTCATAAACTTTTCACCATAAGAAGAATAGATTTTCATCTGTTCTTTATACTTAATATAAGTCTGTACTATATCAAATTGAAAAGCATACCTAAGCATATCTTTCCCATTTACGTTATCAAGTTTTGGTATAATCCCTCTAAGAACTTCTAAAACTTGTTTTGGTGATGTCCATTTGACATTTACCTTCCGTAAAGTGGCTACATCAGAGAATAAATCTCCTTGTATATGCTTAGGTACGAACTGTTTCAATTCTTCCATGTTCATCACATGTTCATCTAACTCTTCTTGGTACTCATTTGCTTTATTAATAGCATTGTTTGCTAACTTTAACCATTCTTCTGTATCTAATTCTAATCCGTTGTATTCTATATCTGCAAATGCTAATACAGCTTCGTTCTCTAAATCTATTGTATTTTGTAACTTAAATATATTTGTTTTTATATCTTGCTTAGCTTTTAATTCAATTAAATACTCAACATCTTTAGCTGCGTATATTAATTGTGGTTGGGTAAAGTCTCCTGTATGTCCAACAAAACTAGATTGTTGAGTCTTATCCATTGTAACATTAAGATTTCTTTCTAAAGTATTTAATAATGATACAGATAATCCTTTACCACAAGTTAATATTTTCTCTGCTAACATAGTATCATAAATATTCTCACATACTATATCAAAACTAGAACGTATAAAGTTAACATCAAACTTAGCGTTATGAAATATCTTTGTTATACTCTTGCTTTCAAGGATTTCTTTTAGCTCTTGTATATCGTGTCCTCTAGTCTCTATTAAGAACTGTTTCTCTTTATCTCCTATTTGAAATAATATTACTCTATCGTTAGTATAATCTAAGCCAGTAGTTTCAGTGTCAACTGATAATATACTTTTATCTTTGCAATAAGATACAACCTCTCCCATACTAATATGGTTAAAGTTGTCTCTTTGTAATGTATCATTTACTAGATATATCATATTCTTACATTATCTGTAAATCCTGGTACTGATCTTGATTCTGTTCCTTTTGACTCTGGTTCTCCATGTCTGCATCTATATTGTGAAGGCTGTTTCATACCAAATTGCATTTCAAATGTATTTACATCTGATAGTATTTTTGGTAATTTAAGTTTATAAGACGCATTTATAGAATGATTGTTATCATCTTTAGCAAATAATATTTGTTGTTTAGCCATAATTTTATTGTTTTAGTTAATAAAAGCACAGGGATTTCTCCCTGCACTTATATTTAGTTTATATTACAAACCGTACTCATCAGTAACCATAGACTTTTCTCCTACAATGTCTTTAGCTGTAATTACTTTAGCTGTTGAATCATCTGCTGTTAATAATACATGTTTAACAACTTCATTAGTAATAATTACTAAAGTATTGCTAAAGATATAGTCTCCATTATGCTTAATGAATTCTCCGTCTTTACCTTTACGCTTAGCTCTAGTTTCTACGTTATCTGCTTGGTATGCATCTGGCTCAGTAGTTTCAGAGACCATTACTCTTACTCTTTCTCCGTCTACTACAGGGTTTAGCATATTAAGTTCTAACATTTCACCTTTAGGTGTCATTTCCCACTCAGGATTGTTATCAGAGAAATCCATTCCTAAATCTGTAGAAATATCTTCAATGGTTACATTTACCCAAGCACGTCTTGCTCTACTACCAAATCTAGAATCACTGCGGTTGAATCTACCTACTGCTGTTACTGGTCCTTCTTTTACTGTTAATACTTCAGCAAATTCTAAAGATATTTTATCACCTTTAATTTTTCTAGCTGATAATAATAAAGTATCTCCTAATTTTAAAGTGTTTAGAGCTCCACTATTGATCTGATTATCCATGTTATTTATGTTTTTATGGATTATTTGGTGATTTCAATAAGGTATATCACCAACCTTGTTTATGTTAAAAGAATAGTATACCCTCTCGTCCCTTTTTTGGTCAGTTAACAGCTATGTTTAAAGTCTACCAATCTTACTTGGAAATAGACTACTGCTAGAGGGAGGATGTGCACACCCCATTCACTATTCTTTGTTTTAATATTCGTTGATTAATAG